GTCGCGAATAACCCACGTTGCTTGTTGTAGAAGAACCTACGTTTGCCATTTATTAAATCTCCTGTTGATATTATTATTTAACAATCTGTATGGATATATGGATTGGGGTTTATCATCAATCCATACATCTATCTTAATTCCAGCTTCACTAACAGCTTCTAACTTAGATTTGATAGCATAAATTATAGGTACATTCATATTTTCAAATGCTTTTACAATATCTTCTGCATTATCTTCATATCTTTTGGTAACACAATAAACATTGTTATTTTGTTTCATAAAGATTTCTATTATCTGATTCCATAAATTAGGATTAAGGGTATATGTATCGTCATAATCTATAGCGACATTCATTACCTTGCACTCCTAAGAGCTTTTTTTAATGATTCATTAAACTTTTTAGGAAAGGTAAAGCTTATATATCTGCCAGCAATTTCATAAAATGGAAACATCTTTTCATAATTAACAGATTTACTCAAACCAATCATTAATTTAGGACTTCCATCTTTTGTTCTCTCAAACACACCTGTTGCTCTACCAATTTTTCCGAAGAATTGTTTATTATTTCTTATTAAACCTTGTTTTTTATCTTTAATATTACCAAAAGCATCTAATTTTGCATGAATGTAAGGAACAGGAATACCTTTACCAGTAACCCTCATACCACCATGAACTAAGTATTTCATAAACTTAGCAGCCCAATCATAAAAACCTAATGTTGCACTAAGATTTTTTTTGTTAGACCTAAGAAAATAAAAAGCTTTTGTTGAGGTTGCTCTTGGTCTATCTAGTTTTGATTTCATCTGTCTAGCCATAACTTCTCTTAAACCCTTGTTAGACCTTGTTCCAATGGTTTCATTAATCGCAACAGATGCAGCAAAAGGTATTTGTTTCTTTTCAATTATGCTAAGTTGCTTTGCAACTCTTGCAATATTAGTTTCAATATTTACCTTCATCCCTTTCTCCAATGTGATTGTGTTTGAAACTTAAGACCTAATGCTTTAGCTTTCCTTCTGATAGTAGATGGATGCACGTCATAAGTCATAGCAATATCATGTGATGATTTGCCTTCTTTAATCTTTTGTTCTAATTTTTGTTTATCTATCTTCATAAGTTCTCGTAATGTTCTATTAACTTATTAATATACCAAACAGACTTCTGTAAGTCTTGTATATTGGCATCTTTGTATTTGTGGCGATGCAAGTATTTAATTGCATTACCTTCAAGATAAGCAGGAAATTCCCTGCCTAATTGTTGTTTAATATAGTCAATACATTCTACGCCACCTTTAGCGTTGTTGTAATGTAATGGATGGTTCACTGGGTCATTCATTTATATCTCCTAAAAATTTTGCAGCTCTATCATTTTTAACATAATTTCTATACGGAATTTTAATTTCAACATCATTTTGCTCTTGCTTTTCAAACGTTACGTGCATTTTTAAATTATTTTGATGCTGATATTCTACCCAGCCTTCATAGAAATTTATCAAAGCCTGACCAGCACTTTCTAATGCAAAATCATAACCTTTAATTTGCCTATCATGTTCCTTGTAATGTTTTTTTGCTTTAAGTTCTAAAATGTATTTTTGTTTATTATTATTATCATCATAGTAAATTATTAAGATATCTATTCTTTTCTCACCAACATATTCATTATTAAAAAAAACTGGTACTGGATATTCTTTTATATTCTGTATACCTCTCTCACATAATCCAAAAGCAAATGCATTTTGAAATACTGTTTCTGAATGTATTGTTCCAATTTTCTGTAATATATCCTTATACACATCTGCAACAATTTTATCTACTTCTTCTAATCTCATTTCTCTCTCCTTATTATTTCATTCTTACATTTTTGTATGACCTTTTTCTTAGAACTAGGTGATTCAATATAATCATTTAATTCTTTAAGTGTCATACACTTTAGATAATAATGCTCAGTAGTTATCTTACCTGTAGCTCTATCTCTAATCTTTACACTTGGTTTTAGTTTAATTGGCATAGTTGTTCCTCAGTTAATGTATCTATTCGCATACAATAAGTTTTAAATGTATTTACAGGTATTAAGTAAGCATCTATTATCTTGCCATCAATCATGTAGTTTTTACCTTCAGGTATTGCATTTTCTAAAATGCATATCTTCAAATCAAATGATTTAATCCAGTACAACATAGACTTAGTAAGATATGCCCAGTAATCTGCTGTACTTGCATTAATACCTGATTCAATCTTATTGCAATAAGTTTCTATAAAAACATTACCAGTTCTATCGCTATGCTTATCTCTTTTAACTTCTACAGTCTTTTCTATCTCAGGAATCATAATGTCATATTCTAAAAAGTAACCTTCCATCTTGTATGCCATTGGATGTTTCCTGTTGATAATATCTAACACAAACTTTTCTCCCACTTCTCCGTAAGGTAAATCTTCTTGATAGAACTTACTCATTTACTTTTCTTTTCCTTTTTCTTTTTGCCAAATATCTTATCCCAGTTAGCATCTATCTTTTTCTTATCTTCAGGTCTACGTTTCGAACCTTTACCACCATGCCACTTAGACATAATTAATACTCTTAAAATTAACTGACTTGTCTAATTTAGATAACAATACTTTTGCTTCCATAAAATCTTTAGGTATACATCTTAGTAATTCTTCTACGCTAAATATGACAATATTATCTTCATCCTTATGTATTTTTTCTAACAAAGGTTTATCAGCATCAGTATCACAAATCAAAGCTGTCTTGTTATCAAAGTTAAAACATCTAGCATTTGGTTGTATTTGTGCATATCCACTTTCTTCACATTTAATATTTAATTGCTCATAAGCTCTTAACATCATTTCAACCATTTTAAGTTTCTTTTGAGCAGAATCGTTTTGTAAAGATTCTCTTAGTAATTGTTCTGCTTTACAAAACTTAATTTCAAACTTAACACCAACTATTTTTAAGATACGTTTTCTATTACCCCACTTAACATAAGTATTGTTTTCATAAGTTCTTAATTCTTTCAATTTGCTTTCTAAAGTTTCGTCTATATATGTTTTCATAATAATACCTATTTTAGAGGGAACATTTACAGGGAGGAGGGATATACCATAGGTATATATCCCTTCCCTCCCTGATAATTCTTGTTTTTCATGTAAAAACTCCCTGTAATTCCCTGAAAATTCCCTAAGTTCCCTGTTTTAGTTCCCTGCTTCATTTGGAAAATTAGGTGGAATTTCTGATAATTCTTTAGACTGATAGCCAAGTTCTTCATTATAAATAACATGACCCAAGTCTTTTAACTTACATAACATCTTTTTAATTGAATCAGGACTTTTGTCATCACCATTAGCATCTCTAACTCTTCCATACAATGCTTTTGGCATTAAATACACATCTTGAGGATTATCATTGTCAACAATATGTGCTTCTCTTTCTAAGGCACTTAAAACTAATTGTTGATCATAAGTTATGCCTTTTTTCTTTTCTTTTATGTCTATATCAGTTTCTTTTAAGAATCCTGATGTAAGGTTTAATCCCTCTCCTTTAATTTCTACTTCTTGAAAAATAAAGTTCTTAACAGCCATTCCTTGACCATCTTTGTTTAATGTTTGTTCAAAAGATACAAGCATTTGCTCTCCATCATATCCAGTAACATAGTCATCTTTTCTATTGACCTTAAACTCATAATCTAAGGATGCACCCATAACACTTGATCCTCTACCTCTATTAGAGTTGCCATGACCAGTATGATGTACTAAACAAATACAGCACTTGTAATGCGATATAAGTCCATCTAACTTATTAATAAAGTTACCCACATCCTCTGCACTATTCTCATTACCTACAAAGTTACGCTGGAATGTATCAATGACAATCATACCTATATCACCCACTTGTTGTGTCAATGCTTCTATCTCTTCTTCTAACATCTTAAAATCATCAGGATCATTAACTCTAACTGCTCTGTCTGATAAATATAAAGGTACATTGTTAAGATCAAACATCCCTTGTTGCCAAGCTGCTAACCTTCTTTTTACACCTCTTTGACCCTCACCACATACATACATGACTGGTTTAGCATATGCTTTATTGCCATAGAATGTCTCACCTTTTGCAATAGAAGCTGCCATAGCTATAGCAATAAAGGACTTACCACTCTTAGGAGCTCCAAAAATGCACATTAATGATTCTTTTTCTACAACATCTTCTATGAGCCAGTCAGGATTATCTACTTGCCTTAACACCTCATCTGCTCTTGTAAAGGTAACAGCACCTTTAGGTTTCTTCTCAGTGCAATTAATTATGTATTCTTCTAAATCTTTTGACTCTTTAAAATCTCCTCTTATGTATGCATCATATAAATCATCTTTCTCATTAAATGATTCAGGTGGTTGTGCTACTTTTACTTTACAACCATTCTTCTTTAGCATCTTAGCTATGTCATTTGCACACTTAATACCAGCTTCGTCATTATCAGGAAATATCCAAACATCTCTACCAAATATAGGACTCCAGTCTGCTTTTTCCCAACTATTTACCCCACCATGCCAAGTACAGCTATCACCTTCATAAATAGCTTCTGAGCCACGTAGAGCCTTCTCACCTTCATTTATGATAATAGGCTTAGTAGGGTACTTATTAGTGTAATAAATAGGAAGTAAGCCTTCAGGTCGCTTCATAGACCAAGTTTGATCATTGTTAAGGGTAAATGGTGCGTATTTTTGCTTTATAAAATGTCCTTCAGGAAATCTCATTACCATAAAATTATCAGCATACTTGACCTTCACAACAGCTTGTTTGTAAAGGTCAATCATTTGCTGTCTAGAGAATGACCTAGCATTACTAGTGGTTTCGCTTTTACGGGGGTAAAAACCACTTAATAAGGAGTCATTAGATTGTAATGCTAGATCATAACCAAACTGTTTTAAAACTGTATTAACATCTTGATTCATGTGTTTAATTAAATCTATTAATCCACCACCTGTATCATTCTCAAAATCAAACCAAGTACCTGCTTCTAGGTTAAGAACAATAGAACCCTTGCGACCCCATCTAAGCTCATTAGATGAGGTGCTTGTAGGTTCACCTAGTAATTGCTTTGCAACTTCAGGTGCTATTTTTTGCCAATCTACTGATTGCATCAGAATGGAATATCATCATCTGTCAATTCATTCTGATTGATCATCTCAGCTACTTTATCGCTAAGACCATCATTAGGACTCTTAAATGTGTCCTCTACTGGTGCTTCTTGGTCTAAATACCATTGAGGTATTACAAAACTATCACTTCTTGGTGCAAATTTAGCAAAGCTAAAAGTTAGCTCTGAAGAATTACCCATACCAACCTGAATTGGTTTTGATCCTTCAAACTTAACTACTGGAAGAGAATCAGATGAAGTATCCATTTGATTCCAAAATGTAGCTAATAAGCTATTAAATGCACTTGTTTCAGCGTAGGTAAATCTTTGCCATAAGTAAGCATGTTGTGCTCCTTGAGGAAATACCCAAGCACTAAATGCTCTTTTATAATCCTCTGCTGGTTTAGAACTAACTACACCAAATTTATCATCCCAGTGATATTCAAAACCATCTGCTCTTGTATACCTACCCCATCCTGATTTGAATGTTGCAGGGTCAAGTTGCAGATATTGAAACTCAACAGGCGTTTCACCATTAGCAAAAAATTGCTGATGTGATGTTTTAAAAGCAAGATAAACTTGCTGACTCTCATTATTGGAATTACTCATTCCACCTAGTATATCCATATACTCTCCTAGTTAATGTA